ATATATCTTTTGAAGAATGCCTGTATCATCCACTCTATGTATCGGCTAATCAAACCAAAAGTTCACTGGTTTAAAATTAGGAAACTCACGCAAACTGCTCTCTAATCTCCACGCTGTAGCATTTGGATTATCAGCATTTTGCAACATAAAGTCTTCATCTGTTTCCAGCTGAATCATGTCAAGTTGTGCATCTGGATCCCTTGCAAACACTCCAGAACCAGAAGCCCTATCCATCGCTTTTTTGAATCCTTGTGCACCTTTTGAATGATGATGACTGTAAATTGCAGTGACTCCAGTTTGCTTGCATATCTTGTCAAACTGATTACTAAATCTACCCATCTCTGAAGCATTGTTTTCATCACCAGTAATAACCTTATAAATAGGATCAATTATAACTGCATCGAATCCTTGATCTTTAATTTTCCTAACGATAATCGGCACTAGTTTATCCAGTGGCATCGCTTCACCTCTTAGGTTCCAAATAGCAATGTCATGATTGTGTTTTGGTTTGAGTTTCATCGCTTTGTATATTTGAACAAAACGATTAATGAAACTTGGTCTATCAATTTCTAGGTTTATATACATAACTTTCGATTTCCTACATTGAAACCCGAGCCACTTTATTCCTTCAGACAAAGCAACTGCTAATTCCATTAATAAAAAACTCTTCCCAGCTTTAGATGAACCTGAGATAAGCATTTTATGACCAACTCGAACAACTCCTTCTACTAGTTCATCTGGTACGTTCGGTGATTCTGCAATGGCTTCATCTAGATATTCATAACTTGATAATTCATCATTCACACCTTCAGCAAAATCCATCCATTCGTTCCAGTTTCGTCTACCTATGTTCGTATCTACTAATGTTTGAATTACACCGTTTCTAGTTACTCCTGGTAGTCTTGAAAGCCTTGATGGATTCCGATTTGCAGTATCTACTTTGAAATCATGTTTAGCTAAGAAGCCATACAAGTACTCCACTCGTTTTCGATATTCTTGATAATTTGGTGCATCCACTTTAACGATTGCGTGTAAACTCTTTGAACCGCTATGAACCAAACAAGCAATCGGTAGTTCAAGTCTTCTATACAGTGCATCTTGATCTGGAATGGGCATGTCATCCGATTCAATTAATGCATAGGTAAATCTAGTAATGTTTTCATTCTTAACACCTGTCCCATCAACTGGATTAAATCTTATCCATGCACCACATTCGTCTTTCCAATCACCAATCACTGCACCAATATCATCAGGATGTTTCTTGAGAAGTGATATTAGTTCTTTGGCTGTTCGATCATAGTACCCTTTTCCTGGTTTCCAGATGCCTTCCTTGTCCTGCCATACATCACTTGTAACATAGGCGACTTTCTCATCATCTTTAAATAGTGTCTCAAGATATTTGATGAGTTGTTCAGAAGGTTTGAGGTCAGTTGTCGGATCATAAATCAGTCCATCACCATCGTATTCAATTGTATCGTCCCATTCCATTACTCCTGTATACGGTTCCCATCCTGTATCTTTTGCCATTTTGATAATTGTTCCACCTGATATGGGAATAGAGGAACCTTTGAAAGTTCCCCATTTTCTTTCGCATTCACCATCTTTATAGCGGCTGTCATTCTTGCTCCAGTCATCCCATATTGAACAGTCATATCCTTCGGCTTTGAGAGCCATGCCTATTTGAATCCATTCTTCATATGTTGTGTTTGATGCATCTATTTGTTTTAAAGCTTCTAATATACTGTCCATTTACATCCTCCTACGGTCTATATGTTGCAGCATTGATTGTTCTTGGTAACATCCAATGATTATCTGCAATTCGTGTTATCATTTTGCTTGCTGCTTCAAATGCCCACATACCGACATGTAAGAATCCGTATCGTTCTAAGAAGCGAATTTGTTTCGGTGTTGCTAGCCCTTCAATTTGTCTATTTTTAAGCTTTTCAATGAGCATACTTGCCATACCACAACTTGTTACTGCATCAGGGTATATTCCATGTTTTTCTAAGTAATTAAGTTGTCTTTCAGTGGCTGGTCCCATTTCCCATACAAAGGTAGGTTCGTAACTAGCCAAGTCTTCGGCTGAAATGGAGAATGCATATTGAATTGGATCGACAAGTTTCGATTTTCGTTTACGCATTGCTGCAAGTTCACGAGCTAATGCATCTTCACGTTCTTGAATTGCATCGCGTTCTGCTTCTACTTCAGCTTCCAGTAAATCAATACCACTTTCTTGATCCATCATTTTTTGATCGATTCGTTTCGCTAACTCTTCATCTTTTGAAACCAGTGCGGAAGGTCTACATAAATCATGACGTTCTGTCATCCATAAGAAATCTAGTAACAATAATTCTTTCTTACCAGGATGTAGTCTCATACCACGTCCGACCATTTGTTGATATAAGCTTCTTACTTTAGTCGGTCTCAACACAACAATGGTATCCACTGATGGACAATCCCAACCTTCTGTTAACAACATTGAATTACATAACACATCATATTCTCCATCTTCAAAGTCAGCTAAGATTTCATCTCTGTCTGGACTGTTTCCATTAACCTCTGCAGCTCTTATTCCATGCAAGTTAAGTAGTTCACAAAATTTTTGAGATGTCTTTACTAATGGTAAGAATACAACTGTCTTTCTGCCTTTACAGTAGTTGAGCATTTCAAGTGCGATTTGGTTAAGATAAGGTTCTAAAGCTGATCCAACTTCTCCCACTGCATAATCACCATTGGATACACCAACACTATGGATATCTAGTTCAAGCGGAATCATCTGTGCTCTTACAGGTGCTAAGTAGCCTTCTTTGATTGCCTGATGTAGAGAATATTCATAGGCTTTTGAATCGAAGTATTTTCCTAGATTCTTTTGATCTGATCGATCGGGTGTAGCTGTTACTCCTAGTACGTTTGCACCTTCAAAATGTGTAAGTATACGTTGATAAGTATTACTCATAGAGTGGTGTGCTTCATCAACTACGATTGTTTTGAAGTAATCCTTTGCGAAACTAGCGAGTCTTTTATGTTGTGATAATGTCTGAACCGATGCTACTGTAACTTGTTCTGATGAGCCAATAGCAGAGGACTCAGCTTTTTCTAAAGCCGAATCCAATCCACTGGTTTCTAATAATTTTTCTGAAGCTTGGTCGAGTAATTCTCCACGATGTGCAAGGATAAGTGCTTTACTACCATCTTTAGTTTCTTCCTCTACTACTTTTGAGAACACGATTGTTTTCCCTGTACCTGTAGGAAGTACTAATAACGTTTTTTGATGTCCCTGAATCCATTCATTTCTAATTGCCTCAACTGCTTCATTTTGATAAGGTCTTAGTTCCATAACCATTACCTCCTAGAAAGGAAGATCGTCAGGAATGAAGAACTCTTCGTTGTAGTCGATAAAGCGATCAATGTCATTTGTTGTTTTTTCATCACCATATGAATTGATGTACTTACGAGGTTTGAAATGTGCGCGACCTTTGGAACCAACAACTTTATTCCAATCCATCGTTAATTTCTCACCATGTTTTTTCTGTCCGATACATCTAAAGAATGATGAAATACGCCATTCAATTGTGCGATATAACAACAGATCAAACTTCACTACGGCACGTCCTTCTTCTGACTCTACTTGAACGGTAATTGTCGCTTTATTACATGCAGGAACTTTCGGTCCTCCAGGAAATCTACCTCGCTCAAAGTGAGTGACTGTAAAGTTGTAATCACCTTCTGGTAATATGACTAACTCCTGTCCGTCTTCTTCGATGGAATCATTCCAATCCATCAACATGTTTTTATTTTCTTCCATGATTATTGTTCTCCTTTTTCATTTTTAATAGTTTCTACAATCTTCTTCCAATTCGGGATAATCCAACGTGTAATGAAATCATCTGAATAATCACTGATTGGTGTTTCTAATTCATAGTGACCTTTTGCGGCTACTACTTTTTGTAACTGTTCTTCTGTAATATTGTCTTCTTCTAGTTTCTTTTTAAGCTGTTCTACAAATGCTAAGGTTGTTACATCTTTTGAATCGTAGTCCATCACTTGTTCAGCTGGCACATCATACGTTTCAAATAGGTGTGCGATTGCTTTGAAATCAAGTTCTAGTTCTTCTGGTAAATCGAATCTGTTCTTTGCATCATAAGTTGGATTATGTGTGGTATAAAGAACACGTTTTCCACCTTGTGCTTTTTTCTTATTGGTATCAGTTGTAACGACATAAATCTTGTAATTCACAAAGAATAATGCGTCACTCCATTCTTTAATTAATGGTGCAACTTGTCTTGATAATTTCATCTCGTATCGATCGAATGATCCTTGTTCTTCTGGTAGTTCAAATTTACGAGGTTTGGCATGCGCTGTAATAACGACATTGATACCTACATCAATTAACTGGTCAAGCAGTGATAACAATCTCGCATACTCATCAACTAAGTAGACATAGCCTTTGCCGTATCCGAAGTCTTCGATATTGTTTTTGCGATACTTTTCACATACTGCATTGGTACATAACGTTTCAGACCAGTCAGCTGTATCGAGTACGACCGTCTTACAAATATGTGGATTCGCATGGATTTCTTTAACAATTGAGATTAACTCATTCCACGATTTATTACATTTGATTCTTCTTACATCTAAGTTGCTTGTTCCGCCCTCTGTATCAATGAATAATGGATCTGGGAATTGACTAGCAAATGTAGACTTTCCAATCCCTTCTGGTCCATAGATGACGATTTTCTTAGGGCGTTGTTCTTTTCCTTCGATAATATTCAACATTTTATTTTTCTCCTTTTTCTATTGTTGTTACCTCTTCACGAGGATCTGTATTTGGTACTAGAATCATTGAACCTGTCTGCATTGTGATATATGGTCCGATAATGCTTGTAACTTTGTCTTTACCGATACGTTTGGTCAGTTCAGTAATGCCTGCGACTTTTTGAGCACTATATGGATCAATTCCAATCTCTTCACAAGCCTTAATCAATCCTGGTTCATCTGTGATCTTTCTTGAAACTCGAGCATGAACCAATTTATAATCAGGCCACTTATATCCACGCTTTGCTTTCTTTAGTGCGTAAGATTTGATGTCTTCAGCAAACTGGATCATTTCATCTAGTTTAGGTAGTAAAGATTCAATATCACTATCTGTAAGTTGAGCGATAGATTTGTTAGAATTACTGAATGTTTC